ATGCGGAGTTGCAGTATCAAAACTGTATCGTGACTGCCGCTTCTGGTCGCACCATCAACCGCTTGAATACCGATGCCGCACCTATCAATTGCTTCTGGCAAAAAGATGCGCTTGAGATTCTGCCTGGTCGTTACGCTGTCCCCTCTGATGCTGGTGTCGCAGTGATGCGTGCCTCGACAGATCAGGGCATCGAATTGGTCATGCAAAAGCAATACGATGTGAACACCATGAAAACCAAGTATCGTTTGGATACCTTGTTTGGCGTGGTCAACAAGCAACCTGAGATGTCCGGCATCCTGTTGTTCAACCAAACACCTTAAGGAGTTATCATGAGTTACAACGTAGTTTTTGCACAAGGTACGGTTACCGTTACCGTGCCAGCAGGCGAGAAAATCGCCGTTCAAGCCTACTCACCAGCAAGTGTGTTTCAAGAAGTTGGCTATCCCAATTTCCCTGAGTCACAAGACTTGTTGCAAGTAGTTGAAAACACCACCTATGTATCTGCCGCATTCACCAATGCCACCAGCGTTACTATTCAAGCTGGTGCATCGGGTGCGCTTTACGCAGTAGGTGTTGCTCCCGTAATCACGGACGATGGCAACTGGCAACTTCAGGGTGCGCCAGCCAACATAACTGACGGTGCATCAATGATCGCCACAGCAGCAGAAGTGCTGACTGGTATCGTTACTGCAACGCCTACGACAACCCGTTCCATCCAACTGCCAACAGGTGCAAACCTTGATTTGGCAACTGAGTGGGCAATTGGTGAGGCATTTGACTTTAGCGTGATTACTTTGGCTGCATTTGCTTTGACCATCACGGTCAACACAGGTGTGACCATTGTGGGTTCTGCCGCAACTGCGGCAACGTCTGGTGCATCTGCACGATTCCGTGTTCGCAAGACTGCGGCAGATACTTTCATTGTTTACCGAGTAGGTTAATTAACCCACAGGCCGGCAGAGATGTTGGCCTGTTTTACATGGAGAGCAAAATGCCAGGACACACAATGAAAATGGGTAAGGGCGACAAAAAAATGTCGGATGTCATTAAAAAAGAAATGAAAGCAGGTAAGCCTCAAAAGCAAGCCGTTGCTATGGCGTATGGCATGATGAAAAAGCCAGCCGCTAAGTCAATGAAAAAGAAATGATTAAGTCAGCCGCAATCGTTAAGACCAAAACTCTTGCCCCGTGGCGGGAGTTGCGGTTACAAAAGCGTAAGCTGAAAAAGTCACAGGCCGCAGAACGCAAAGCAACAAAGCAGATTCGACCATCGCCCATTAACTCACAAGTTATTAAAGTGCTTGATGAGCTGGTTGTTGAGACTGTTGAGGACAGCGCACCAACCCGTGAGGAAATGTTGCAACAAGCTGAAGCCATTGGGATGAAGGTTGACAAACGCTGGTCAGATGCGACACTGCTTAAACACATTGAGGAGTTGGAATGGGCTACACAAAACAACAATTCATAAGCGCAGCCTTTGAAGAAATTGGTCTTGCGTCTTACGTATTTGATTTACAGCCCGAACAGCTCGAATCTGCCTTGCGTCGATTAGATGCAATGATGGCAGACTGGAACGCCAAGGGCATCCGATTGGGTTACCCTTTGCCATCTAGCCCACAAGATAGCACTTTAAGCGAAGAAACCCTAGTGCCTGACTCGGCTTATGAGGCAATCATTTGTAGTCTAGCGATTAGGCTTGCACCTAGTTTTGGTAAAACAGTGATGATTGAAACCAAGACCACAGCCAAGCAAGGGTACGACATTTTGCTTCAACGTGCAACATTCCCTCTGGAGAAGCAACTGCCTGCCACAACCCCTGCGGGTGCTGGTAACAAGCCGTGGAGAGTCTACGACAACCCGTATGTACGCCCACCCTACTTCCCTGTTGATGCTGGCCCTGATGGGCCTCTTGAATATTACTAAGGAAAATCATGCCAACGATCAATCAGTTGCCTGTACTCAGCACCATTTCTAGCGGAGATCAGTTACCCGTTTATTCGCCCAACAATGGAGATGCACGCAGAACCTCGATCGGTTCGTTGCTGACTTTTTTCCAGCAAAGTTTTGCATCGCCTACATTGGCGGTGAATCTCTTTGTGCCTGGCAATGGTTTCAATATCACTGTTCCAACCCCTGTCAGCAATGACCAATGGATGCTATTGCAACCTGCTGGAACACTGGCTTCAGGCACAATTACTTTGCCTTTGAACACTGGTGTGCCCGATGGCACTTCGGTGCTTATTACCACTACGCAAGAGATTACCTCACTGACTATTGCTTTAAATGGTGCGACTGCTTTATATGGTGGCGTGACTTCTTTATCAGCTGGCACAGCAACAGCAATCAGGTTTTATCAGGCTACAAACTCTTGGTATCAAATCAATGCTGAAACTGTTTACGGCACAAATGTTCAGGCTTTCCTAGCTGTGCCATCAAGTGCAAATTTGCGTGCCGCAATGACGGATGAGACAGGCACAGGTTCACTCGTATTTGCAACCAGCCCGACACTGACAACTCCAGTAATCACCAATCCAACTGTGAGCACAGGAACATTTACAAGTCCAGCATTGGTGACACCAGCATTGGGTACTGTGGCAAGCGGTAACATTTCTGCTTGTCTCAGCACAAGTATGGTCATGGTGACACCAGTTATTGGTGCGGCTACAGGAACAAGTTTAAGCACAACAGGCAATCAAGTAATTACAAGCACTGGTAAGCATGGTTACGCTACGGGTTCAGGTGGCACTGTAACGCAAGCTACTAGCAAAGCAACTGCAGTAACACTAAGCAAATCTACAGGCCAAATTACATTAGATGGTGCGGCATTGGCTGCCTCTACAACTGTGAGTTTTACTTTAACTAACACAGTAATTGAAGCTGGCGATATTTTAATAATGAACCATATTAGTGGCGGTACGGCTGGTTCATACTTATTAAATGCTCAATCAGCCGCAGGGTCAGCAAGCATTAACGTGCGTAATATTTCTTTAGGTTCATTATCTGAAGCCATTGTTATTGCTTTTGCCGTGATTAAAGCTGTGAGTGCGTAATGGCAACCAAACCTAAGTCCTCAGTCAATGCGGCTGGCAACTACACAAAGCCAACCATGCGGAAAGCCTTATTTGAGAAAATCAAGGCAGGGACAAAGGGCGGTGACCCCAATGAGTGGTCAGCCCGAAAAGCCCAACTTTTAGCAGTGGAGTATAAGAAAAAAGGCGGAGGCTATAAATGAAAGCCCCGCAGAAAAGCCTGAAAGATTGGGGTTCTCAGGATTGGCGCACCAAGTCGGGCAAGCCATCGTCTGAAACGGGCGAAAGGTATCTGCCTGCAAAAGCAATCAAGGCATTAACTTCGGCAGAGTATGCGGCAACGACTAAAGCCAAGCGTGAGGCTACTGCTAAAGGTAAACAATTTGCAAAGCAGCCCAAAAAGGTTGCCGAAAAGATTAAGAGTTTCAGATGAAAAGCCCAGCTTACGCACGCAAAGAAGGTCAGAACCCTAAAGGCGGTTTGAACGCCAAGGGAAGGGCTGCGGCAAAGGCTGAAGGCATGAATTTAAAGCCACCCGTAAAGTCTGGTGATAATCCTCGCAGGGCATCGTTCTTGGCTCGTATGGGTGGCAATGCTGGCCCTGAGTACAAAGATGGTGAACCCACTCGATTGCTGTTAAGTTTGAGGGCATGGGGTGCATCATCTAAAGCAGATGCACAAGCCAAAGCGAAGAAAATATCAGCCAGAAACAAGGCGAAGTAAATGCAAATACCTATCCTGAACGGTATTTACACCGACAACACACCCGAACTGCGTACATCGTACCCAGTGAACCTTGTGCCAGTGCCAAAACAATCGGGCATCAGCAATGGGTTTTTACGTCAGGGTGATGGCATTGTTGCCAACGGCACAGGGCCAGGCACTGACCGAGGCGGCATCAACTGGCAAGGTGGTTTATATCGGGTGATGGGCACAAAGTTAGTTGAGATAGACAGCGCAGGCACAGTGACTACATTGGGCGATGTGGGTGGGCCAATAGATGAACTGGTGACTTTTGATTACAGTTTTGATGTGCTGGCAATCGCTTCTGGTGGTCGCTTGTACTATTGGATTCCAGTTAATACTACAGCAACATCGGTATGGAACGCAACTGCTCCAATTTTGAGGCAAGTTACAGACCCTGACCTTGGCGTGGTTCTTGATGTTGTATGGATAGATGGTTTCATTATGACCACAGAC